CTATAATGATATGTGGTTGAAAAGATATTCAACTGCATTAGTTAAATATCAGTGGGGTGAAAACTTATCTAAATTTCAAGGGATTACTTTGCCAGGCGGAATAACTTTAGACGCTTCGGAAATGAAATCTCAAGCACAAGAGGAAATAACAAAATTAGAGGAAGAGTCAAGATTAAATTATGAACTTCCAATCATGGACTTAATGGGGTAATAAATGCCTACAAATGTATTTTTTAACCATGCAGTAGCAACTGAACAACATCTTGTAGAGGATTTGATTGTTGAGTCACTTAGAATGTATGGACATGATGTCTTATATCTACCAAGACAAATAGTAGAAGAAGACACGATTTTTACGGAAGATGTACAGGCCACATTCGGTGACGCCTATTCCGTTGAAATGTATCTTTCAAATGTTGAAGGTTATGAGGGACAAGAGGATTTAGCCACTAAGTTTGGTGTCGATATTAATGACGATGCCGAATTCATAATGAGTGTAAGAACATGGGAAAGATTTGTTTCCCTTGATTCAAACCTTGTAGTTTCTGCAAGACCTAACGAAGGTGATTTGATTTACTTCCCTATGACAGGTCATTTATTTGAAATCAGATTTGTTTCAGACCCCGACCCATTCTATCAATTAGGGAAAATATATGTTTTCAAAATGCAAGTATCCCTATTCGAATACAGTGGAGAGGATTTCGATACTGGTACTTCTGCAGACTTAGTAGAAGCAGACCAAGCTTACACAATCGAACTCACAATGACTGGTTCAGGAAACTACACTCATGGAGAGAATTTAACTACTGTTATTGACGGAGTCACAACGACAGTTGGAGAGGTTGTACTATGGCAACCAAACGCAAACAAACTTACAATTAAGGATAACACTAGAACACTACAAGTTGGAGATGTACTCACGGGTGTGTCTTCTACAACTGCTAGACCTATAGGAAGTATTGTAGATGTTCTAACATTTGAGAACTTATCTTCTGCACAAAATAAAGACTTCGAAGATAAGGATAGTAATTACTTAGACTTTAGTGAAGTGAATCCTTTCGGTGAACCATAATGTTCGGAACTTTTTTCTACAACGAAACTATTAAAAGGTCGATTTCTGTATTCGGTACTTTGTTCAATAATATACATACGAGCAAAATAAAAGCAGACGGGACAGTATTGTCTAAAAATTTAGTTCCAATATCTTATGGGCCAAAACAAAAGTTTCTATTAAGATTACAAGACGATGTAAAAGCAAAAGACGGGAATGTCACTTCTATATCTTTACCTCGTATGGCTTTTGAATTGACAGGATTTGAATATGACGCGTCAAGACAACAAAATAAACTTATCAGAACTCAGAAAACAGTTTTAGAAACTTCTGATGTTGGAAAGAGAGGTTTTCAATATCAACCAGCACCCTACAATTTAACCTTTACATTATCGATATTATCAAAGAATGCCATAGACGCATTACAGATAGTAGAACAAATACTTCCATACTTTCAACCTGAATATACAGTATCAATGAAAATGGTTGATAGTATGAGTGAGGTAAGAGATGTACCAATCTTTTTAAATTCTGTTGCAATGGACGACCAATATGAAGGTGAATTTGTAGAAAGAAGAGTTATAGAATACACATTAGAATTTACTATGAAGACATACTTCTTTGGCCCTGTTTATACTGGAGAGGTCATTAAGAATGTTATTGAAAGAGATTATATAAACGATAGTGTTGCAGCTGGATTTACATCAACAGAAATTAATAATTCAGGATTGGTTAAGGAAGTCAAACACTACGAACCAGCCTTCGCTGCAAGGTCAAATGCAGTAGTCAACTCAAATACAGTCACTTTTCCAAGTGCAATAAATAGTAAGATAAGTGTTGGAGACGAAGTATTTGGTACAAATCTAACAACGAATCCAACAGTTTCAAGTATTGCAAGTGATAAATTATCGATTGTATTAAGTAATCAAGTTAATTTTAGTGCAAACACAAACTTGAAATTCGTAGGTTCTGTTGACCCAAGTGATACATTTGTGGTTGCAGAAACCGTGACTTTTTATGATGAAGGTGGTGGTAATACATTTGAAGAAGACACCGCTAGTGATGGATAATTATGGCAAAAGAAATAGACCAAAAGTTAGATAATCTTCTAGATATCAACTCTGATATCAAACAAGAAACCCGATTAGTTAAATTACCTGATAGGGACAAGAATATCGAATCAGACTACAGATATGCTAGAGAGAACCTCTACGACCTCGTAGAACGCGGTCAGGACGCTATAGACGGCATATTAGAACTATCCAAGGAGACAGAACACCCTCGTGCATATGAGGTTGCTGGACAACTCATAAAGACTGTATCCGAAACTGCAGAAAAGTTAATCGACATACAGAAGAAGTTGAAGGACTTAGAGAAAGAAGATAGTTCAGTAAGAACTCAACACAATCACTTATATGTCGGTTCGACAAGTGAATTGCAGAAGTTCTTAAAAAAGGAGTCTAAGAAAGATGGAAATTCAACCTAACGAATACAACCCGATACCGATACCCGAAGTCACAGAAGGAGAACCATTTTGGTTATTAGCTCTAGGTCATTTAACTAGACACAACTCAAAAATATTTCAATTAGATACTTCAAAGTATGACGCATACGAAACATGGATAAGAGATAATGTTAAAGATAAAACAGTATGTGTATTGGGAACTGGTGTAGGAACTTTATTACACCTTGCAGATTATTACGGTGCAAAAAAATGTATAGGATTAGATTCTGATAATTGGATATGTGTTTATTTAAAAGGTTTGTATCCACATATGGAGATACATAATTCAAATTATTACAAAGTAGAATGGCCAGAAGCAGACATATATTTACACAATGGTTGTACACAAACATTTTTACAGAGAGCAGAAAATTTAAACAAGAAAGTATTCCCACCTTTTTGTAATATACCACTCGTTATGAAAACAAGAGAAGACTTAATTGCAGACGGTGTTATGGATTTTTCAGATACACATGCAAGAGCATATCAAGAACTTGGTAGGATAAATGGTTAAACCAGTAAACGAAGGATACTTAGGGAACACCCTCATAAAAAGAGCTGGTGTCGAAACTCAGTATACCGAGGAAGAACTGAATGAATACATGAAGTGTTCGAAAGACCCTACGCATTTTATTGAAAAATATACACAAATTATATCACTTGACGAGGGTATGGTTCCTTTTCAACTTCGTGGTTATCAAGAAGACCTTATAAACTTCTATGACGAAAATAGATTCAATGTTGTTCTTGCAAGTAGACAGAGTGGTAAATCTATTACTTCGTGTGCATACTTATTATGGTATTTACTATTTCACCCCGAAGTCACCGTGGCTGTTCTTGCAAACAAAGGTGCAATTGCAAGAGAAATGATTGCAAGAATCGTGACCATGTTAGAGTCTGTACCATTTTTCTTACAGCCAGGCGTCAAGATTCTAAACAAAGGTTCTATAGAATTTGCAAATGATTCTAAAGTTGTTGCAGCTGCAACGAGTTCTAGTTCGATTCGTGGTATGTCAATCAACTTACTATACCTAGACGAGTTTGCATTCGTAGACGATGCAGATACATTCTATACTGCAACATATCCCGTAATCACCTCGGGTAAAGATTCAAAGGTTATTATAACCTCAACTGCAAACGGTGTGGGTAATATGTTCCATAAGATATATGAATCTGCAGTACATGGACAATCAGAATATAAACACTTTATAATAAACTGGTATGATGTGCCAGGCAGAGACGAAGAATGGAAAGAAATGACCATTGCAAACACATCAGAAGCTCAGTTTGAACAAGAATATGGAAACTCATTCTTAGGTACTGGTAATACATTAATAAATGCAGATACCTTGTTAGGTCTCAAAGCATGGGAACCTGAATGGAATAGAGATAATATAAATGTATATAAGAGACCTATACAGGGTCACGAATATATTTGTACAGTAGATGTTGCAAAAGGGAGAGGTATGGACTATTCAACCTTCTCCGTGTTTGATGTATCTACGAAACCTTTTGAACAGGTTTGTACTTATAGAGACAGTATGATAAGTCCCATGCTGTTTCCCGATATTATAAATAAGTATGTAAAAGCATATAATGAAGCATTAGTCATAATAGAA